GATAGCTATTTTACCAAGGAAAGTCATTTCCCCCAATCCAGCACCTTCTGTGTACCCATAGTTATAAGCAAGATATATCATAATAGCCCCTACTATTATCTTACCTACTTTTGACTTTGCTCCAAGTACTACGGGTATTATTTTTATATCCGACATTCTCATAGATGGTACTAATAAATCTTTTTCTTTTTCTATATATGAGGACCCTACCACAACTTGATACCCTATATTATTAGACTCTGAGTCCATAAGATTTTGCTTAAGGCCAGGATTATTAATACATAAAGCTTTAATAGCTTCAGCGGGGGAGCGTACGTCTAGTACCCAGTCTTTACCATACTTCTCCCCAAGGTCTCCATACAGTGTTACTTTCTTTAACATAATGATTTGTGCCTTAAATGGTGAGTCGTATGTTTACGCCAGTACCCTCCGTACATTTCCCTATTTGATAATCTACCATGTACGTGGTGTAAGATTTTATCTCCTTCTATGAAAACTGCTGCATGGTTAGGTACAGGTGAAACTAATTTTATAAGAAATATATCATATTTTCTTATACCATCTTCACCCTTTACCTGAATAAAACCTTGCTTCTTATAGTTATCTAAGTATCTATTCTCCCCTTTATCCCACCAACCATCTTGGCCACTAGTACACTTAAAATCTATATTTAATTCTTTTTTATAATAATCTCTTATTAAGGTACAACAATCTAGTACCCCATAACTAAACTGTCTTCCAAGTATGGGAGCCTCATATCCTGTAGGCTCCCAGCTATGCAATCGGTTACCTGGCCAGCTAAGTATGTGCCAAGGCTTATTAGTCCCCTCACAAGACACTTTATCTGCCTCAGAAGGTGCACACCCTGCATTAGGGTGAGAATGGCATATAGCTATAATAGTGCCGGTGTCCTCAGCGTCAGCGTAACTTATAGGGTCTATTATAAAGTACTCCTCCGGCGACTCCGCAATATTAATAGCAGGGAAGTACCTCTCTTTGCCTTTAGGGGTGCTTATTATAAACCCACAAGCCTCCTTAGGGTACTCCGCTTCCACATGTATTCTAAAATCTGATAACGTGCTATCATTCAATTTACAATCCCCATTTTTATTCCTGCTCCCGGAAAACCTCCAAAAGAAAGTTCATTATTATCTAATACCCCTTTATCCCCTGTTAGATACCCGAACCTCATTTCACATGCTGTGAAAGTCTTAGAGCAGCTATCTGCTGAGGATGAAGTAGTGTACTCATCTAACTTGTCTACGTATACAGTGGTGCTCACTGACCCTCCTCCTGTAATAGCGACAGTAGGAGCAACAGTATAGCTGCTTCCAGCACTTGTAAGGGTTAGTGAATCCACAACACCCGACGATAAACTTGCAGTTGCGGTGGCACTACCTCCTATAACTACTGTAGGTATAGAACCATAACTATGACCTCCTGTATCCAATGTTATGGATGCTACAGACGTAGGGGTTAGGGTAAGCTTACCAGACCCTAATAAAACACCACCGGATGTAGCAGTCCAAGAAGGTGCCGAGGTGTACCCTGTTCCTGAAGTATATACTCCGCCACCAGTACCAACGTATATTGTAATACTGTTTGCCACAGCATTATAACTATAGGTGGCGACTGCCCCAGTGCCTGAAGTACCAGAGTTATCAACAACAACAGACCCGCTAACAGAAGTGCTAGTATCAGTATTAGTATACTCTATAGAAGCAGGACCTGTGGTCGTAGGGGTCAATGTGACGTGTGCTGTAGCATCTCTAGCAGTAACAACAGCTGCTGTGCTCCACCCACACTCAGTACCTTTATACACCCAAGGACAAGAATTAGCTACTACAACTCGTGAAGGCAGCTTTACTCCGTGCACATCGTAGGCGGCTGTAAGTTCGAACTGGATATGAGTACGAGTTTCTACTGCTTTTCTGTCTATATACCATATCTCGTCTGAAAAATGAGCATTATCATCTGCTAAAGGGTGCTCATACCATATTCCTGGCCCTGCCGCCGCTATACAAGTCAGTGAAGTGTAAGGGGTCCAGGCCCCTAGAGACCCATTTTTATTTGCATCTATACAGTCTGACTTACTTAAACTAGGATCCCAAACTCCTCCTGCAGTAGTACAAGCACTTTCAGTTGTATGCCCCGATATACTACAGGCTCCAGATTCCCCTGAACAAAGACCTCCTACAGGGTATCCACTAGTGTAGCAGTACGAGTCTAAGTACTTAGCAAAAGTCCTTTTTCTAGTAACTTTTGCGCCTATAAGGTCATCATACGTATCAATAACCCCGGAAAGCAGGGAAGTGATATTAGCTACCGTTAACGTAGGTCTAGGTAGAGAGCCTTTTGCTGAAAACTCAAAACCATCTGCTTCAATAGGTAGAGCAGCATACTTGTTTCCCTGCCACACAAGTTCCTGCATATTCTCGTTATTACCAGCGTGCCACCTAAAAATACTGGAGGTGTCTGGGGCTGATCCGGTGGACATATCTAGCTCAAAAAGAAATACTAGGTCTCCGGGTGCAAATCCATTAATATCGCTGGTTATTTTGTCTGACATATGCCTATCTCCTAAGGTTCAAATACTTGTCTAAATGTTGCAGTAACGCTACGAACGCCCGATAAACTATCCACAGTACTCCACTTATCACACACATACTTTTTATAGGGGTAAATTGTGTAAACCTCTCCACTTGTTAATATGTCTGTTGCTAAGGATAGCTGTGTAGCACTATCTATACCCACTACTGTAGTGGTAGTACCACCAGAGTCAGTAACAGTAGTATTTAAATACTTCTGCGTAAAATACTGTGTAGTATCAATAAGCTTCTTACTTGCGGCACTAGTAGTAGTACTAGCTATATCATACCCTGTAGGGAACCAATCAAAAGCAGTTACCCCTCCCTGGTCTTCTAAAAACTTGATTATCTTATTTGATTCTGCGGTGGTTCTATTCTTCCAACTTAAACTCCATGTTTCTTTGATGTTATTTAGAGCTTTGCCCACTCTCTGCTCATACCCGTCGCCGTAGGTTGATTTATATACATCTGGTTGAGTATCAAGCTTCTGCCCTCTGTCGGGGTTTATATTTACTTCTGTATTAAAATTTGCCATAATTAGTAATCGCTAAGCAAGCCTCCTGGTCTTTGTTGTTTAACTAGTTCTTGTTGAATAGAGTGGGTCAGCATCTCACCTAAAGCTGCAGCCTGTCTAGCGGAGGAATTTCCTTCTGCTTGACTACTCTCACTGGATTCCGAACTTCCATCACTATTTACAGTAACGTTAATGCTAAAGTTATTGTTATTGGTGTTTCCACCTGCTCCTATAACAGGGATGGATTTACCATCTGGTAAAGGAACTACAGCCTCGTTATAATTACCCTCTCCAATTAGTCCTAAGGTTGGTTTGTGTACTACTCCTCCACTAGCGAAAGCTCTGAATCCTCCTGATAGTACTCCTCCTTTAGCATAACCGTCAGATACCGCCTCCCAATCTTCAGTGCCAGAGTCTCCGCCAACAGCTTCACCTATAGCTGCTTTAACAATAATACCTGTAATCCAACTCGCAGCTTGTCCTTTGGCTAAGTTAGCTAGCCCCATTAGCATTCTATCTGTATTTAGCTTATTACCACTAAATAAATCTGTTAATCCTGAGGTAAATGTGTCCTCTACCCCTTTACCCATATTTGCCACAGCTTGGTCCGTACTAATTCCAATATTTAATGCGTTAGCATTAATATTTGCAGTATTATTAGCATCATCTCCTTTATTACTAGTTCCGCCAAAAGTAGCAGTGTCTTCGTCTATTCCCTTAGTAAGGTCCTCTACTATACGTACTTTCATACCCGTAGAGTCTGTAATTACAGACATGTTATTCTCTAAGGCTTTCTCAGTAGGGGTAGGTTTTAATAAATCCATAAGAGTATTGGACTTTTCAACTACGGTCTGTAACTCCGTCATAGGTCCTATTTCTCCTGGGGCTAACATATTGCTACCTTTTAAAGTGCCGTCTGCTAATGTGCCAGGGAGTACGGCATTTAATACGGGTAATCTAGGAAGTACGAATTTTCCTATAGATCCTGTTAGCGCGCTTACTTTGGTTACTACTGTTTTAAGGGCATCATATAATTTTCCTGCATTAGGATTCTCATACCCGCTCTGTTGTATAGCGTTTCCTTTAATAAATCTCTCTAGAGACCCAGGGTTACCTAATTTTTTATTGACCCTGTCTTTCCAAGTTGGCTCAGGGTTTGTTACGCTTTTACTAATTTTATCTAATCTTGCCTTCTCTCTGGTGGCCTTATCTGATGCTCGACCCTCTTCTGCACGCCTGATCTCTGCATCCCTTCTTGTTTTAAGCTCAATATTGACACCTCTACCATAATGTGGTCCTTTAGGGATCTCTCCTTTTTTCATTGCACCAGCACTTCCGCCGCCATTTTTATTAAATAGTTCCAGTTGTTTAGCCTGAGCTAAGTTCACTCTTGCTGCTTTGGCAGCTGCTTCTGCAGCAGCAGCAGTTGCCTTTGCGTTTGCTACAGCAACTTCTGCTTTCTTTAACGCTTCAGCCACTAGAGGCACTCTAGCCTTCTTCATATCGACCCCTCTCTGATAATTCTGCGCTTTAGTAGCCCACTTATCTTTCGGGAACATCTGTTCTAGTTTAACTCTTATAGATTTAATTTGCTCTTCAGGTAAGTCTTTCCATAACTTATACTTTGCAGTAGACCTAATAGGAGTACCACCGGTGCCTTTTCCTGCGCTTGATGCTTCTAAGAACTGCTTACTTGTGATGCGGTCAGCTAAGTTACTAGTATCTTTGAATATAGCTGCTGTCTTATCTTGGTAAGATTCAAGAGAACTAAACGGGTTCCAGCTGCTACCAGAGTCCTTACCTGTATCCTCGGCATCTGGACCTATCCAGTCATTAACGGATTTCAAAGTAATAGTCATCTCATCAATCAAAGAAGGCATTTTATCTAATACTGGATCTAATTTATCCATTATAGGTATAATTTTAGAATCAAGTATATCTACAAAGTGTCCAATATCAAGTGCTG